ACGCCGCCGGGCTCGGAGCCGTTGGCGAAGTAATCGGCGGTGTAGGTCTCCTCGGCGATGCCCACGCCGATGGCCCGCCGCAGGAGCCGCACGAACGAATACCCGGTGATGCCGTCGTAACCCAGGCCCGCCAGGTGCAGGACATTCGACGGCGGCAGATACTTGTTGCCGCCGATCCGGTACCGGAGCTTGCCGCCGTCCCGCTCGGCCCTGGTCGTGTCCGGGTCGAGGAGGTGCAGGCCGTAGATTGCCCCCCGGCCGGTGCGCTGGATCTCGGCGTAGCCGTTGCCATGCGTCAGGGCATGGCTCATCCAGGCCGTTCGCCAGGTGACCGCGGTCGATTCGCCCTCGCCGTCGGGGTTGATCGCCAGCCGCTCCTCGACCGGATGATCATAGCGGTGGATCCGCCCGCCGTCGGGGAGCCGCTGGTAGACGTTGAGGGGCAGAACCGCGGTATCGGTGGCAAGCACGGTCAGGGCCGCGAGCATGGCCGGCAGCTCGAGCGCCGTTTTTTCGCTGACCGGGATCCCCGCGGTACCGCCATACCCCGGCGGATACCAGAGCTCCTCGCCGAGCACCGCCCGCTCCTCCCTGGCCGGCGGCGGGGGCGTCGGGGCCGCGACGGCAACATGGGTTTCCCAGGGTTGAGATCCGTTTATCATGAGATTGGGGGAAAGCGATCATGGAGCGGCCGATTTGCAAGACATGCCCATACTGGATGACCATACCGCGTACTCATTGCGATGTCGGTTTTTGCCGTCGGTTTCCGCCTAGCTTCAAAAGCGTACATAACAACCTTGATCTATTCCCTTGTTTAAGCGAATCAGACTGGTGTGGCGAGCATCCCGACTTTCCCGCCTACATCGCCAGTGTGAAAAACCAGGCCCAGGAAAAGCATCTCTAAAGAATCAGCATCGGGCGTTGTTCATAGACGCTTGGCTCGGCGGTGTTGCCGGTCGCCGCCGCGATGGCGTCGATCAATGCCGCCAGGCCGTCGATACGGTTCGTGGCCTTGCTCTTGTCGAGGTAGAGCAAGCCCGTCGGCGAACGGCGACCGACCGCATTGGAGATGTTCCATGTCAGGATCGGGTTGCCGTCGTGATGGATCTTGCGATCGAGGATCATCGCCTCGAGCTTGGTCATCGGCTCGTTGAGAGTGACCGGGCCCTGAGTGATGCCCTTCACGTTCAGGCCGTAGGTGTTAAACAATCGCGACAGCAGATGCGAGGCATAGGCGCGATCGGCGAAGAGGGCGAGGAAGGGGTATTGATCGTGCAGGGCCAGGATGTCATGCTCCACCTGGTCGAAGTCGGTCGCTTCGCCCGGCGTGAACGTCAGGAGGCCCCGGCGGTGCCACTCGCGGTACAGCTCGTGATTGCGTTGTTCCGACTGCCAGCGGCCATCTTCCGGTACCCAGAACCGGGCCGCGACGTCAAAGCCGCCATCAGCGTTGGGGAACACCATGGCCAGGGCGCTCATGTCGCCTGTCACACCGAGGTCGAGCCCGGCGTAGCACTCCCGATCCGCCAGCGCTACAGGATCAAGCCCCCCGCATTCCTGCCAGCGTTCCACCGATAACCAGCGCTGCGCTTGCTCCGTCCACTGGTTGAGGTAGAGCTGCCGGAACGTGTTCTCGTATGCGGGAATCTCCTGCGCTTTCTTGCATTCGTCTCGGATAAATTCCAGCGAACAGAAGTCACCGAGGGCTGGCATCACTTCGCGCCAGACTGTTTCATCGGTCCAGTCGGCATCGTGCGCGGCTTCGAACAGGATCGGCAGGAAGCGCGGATCGTCGATCACGCCATCTTTGACCTTGCGGGCGTAGTCCCAGAGCTCCCAGCAGATCGACGTACGGTCCCAGCCGGCCGTCGTGATGTAGATCGTGAGCGGGTCGAGCCGCGCCCCGAAGCCGGTCGTGAGGACGTCGTGCAATTCCCGGTTGGGCAGGACGTGCACCTCGTCGAACAGGACGACCGAGGGGCCGAGGCCGTGCTTGCGGGGGGCGTCGGAGCTGAGCGCTTCGAAGAATGAGTCGGCCGGTTCATAGAGGATTCGCTTGTAGCCGTCGTAGACCTGGCAGACGCGAGCGAGGCTGGGGTTGTTGCGGACCATCGACGCCGCGGCCCGGAAGAGGAGCGCGGCCTGGGCACGATCGCCCGAAGCCGAGTAGAGATGCTGGCCGCGTCGACCCGAGCCCAGGAGCAAGACCAGGAGGATCGCCGCGGCCAGCTCGGTCTTGCCCTGCTTGCGCGGCAAGGCCAGGAACACCTTGCGGTACTTGCGGCGGCCCGGCGCGCCCGGGTCGGGCTCGAAGATGTCGCGGACGATCTTTTCCTGCCACGCGCGGAGCTTGAACGGTTCGCCGGCGAAGTCGCCGGTGTGGGTCAGCGAGTTAACCAGCTTGACCGCTTGATCAGCCGACGACGTTGAGCACGTCGGCCCAGGCGTCTTGGTTCGAGGCATCTTTGACCGGGAGTGAGTACTTGTTCGAGGCCGGCGACAGGCCGAGTTCGTGAATGATCGCCTTCAACCGCATCGTCGCCGAGTTGATCAGCCGGAACGCGGTATCATCGGGATCAAGCTCGTCGACCGTCTTCATCATCCTGTTGCCGAGCCGAATCACCGAGACGTTGAGCGCGTAGGCCTCCACCAGAACCGGGTCAGTGCATTCCAGAGTGCCGGCCGCGGTGAGCAGCCCGACCACATGATGCCAGGCGGAGACCGCTTCATCGTTCAGGTGCGCCGGTACCGCCCACCGGACCTTCGCCCCGGAGACCGTCCTTACGCGCTTCGGCTTCGGACCTCGCTTGGCCATCACGAACCCCAAAATAGGTCATTCAAAAATGTGCGCGCGGTCAACTTGCACGGTCTTAGGCAAAGCCCGTGGCTAAAAGGATCCCCCCTACCGCCTACCCCTCCCCCGGCGTGCATGCACTCGCGTCGGGGAGCGGCGTCTCTTTGGTTGCATGCAGTCGGCTATGGCATGAGGCGCAGAGGCTTCGAAAGTTCTCGGGATCGAGGGCCAGGTACGGCGCGGCGGTCAGCTCATCGACGTGATGCACCAGGGTTGCGGGGGTGTAGCGTCCCGCCTCAAGGCAATCGTGGCAGAGCGGGTACGCACGCAACTGCATCAGCCTGGCCCGCTTCCATGCATCGGTATTGTAGATCCGCTTCGATTCCTTGTTGCGCTTGAAGCGATCGTACTCTTGTTGCTTGAGGCTATAGGCCGGCTTGCGCAATGGCGGAGGTATGAACTCATCCGCCTTCTGTTTCGTGCGGGCTGGATCTCGATAGGTAGGCACGCGGTGAGGCATAGCTAGAGGTGCCGGCGCCTGGGCTTGGCGTCCGTATCGTCGTCGGGCTGGGCAACGAAGTGATAGATCAACCCGCGGCACATCTCGGCGGCGTCGTTGGCCGCGGCCTCGGCCCGGCGTGCATAGACGACCGTGGCCCAGATATCGACCACAATCAATATGAGCAGTGCCGTCATCATCGCCCGGGCAGTCTCCGCAGGATCTCTCTCGTGGTCTCGGCGGCACGCCTGGCGTAGGCGAGAGTCACCCAATCACCAATCAACATCAACACCAGGAAGAATACCACCAGGCCATTCATCGTTCGGGCAGCCTCCGCAGGATCTCCCTCGTTACGTCGGCCTGGCCCTTGATGTGCTGTTCCCATCGTGCATCACGCGCAAGCACATAAGCACGGTTCGCGGCCAGATAGCTGGAGAGGAGGTCGATCCGCCAGAGTGCGTATAGCCCGCCGATGAGGACAAGGGCCATCGCCACAATATAGACGAGGATGGCTCGCCGCGCGTCATCCAGTCGGAGGAGGTCTCGGAGGTAGCTGCCCCTCGAGCTCGGTGATTCGCCGTCTTGCTTCAGCCAGGGCCGATCGTGTCTTGTCATGATCATCCTCTTCCGATTCCAGCCGTTGCCGGGCCCGGTCGTGCGCGATGGCCCGCAGCCGATCGGCCAGCGCCCAGCTCCCGACCGCCAGGCCGCCGGCCAGGCCCAGGGCAACAGGGAGTCCATCGGCCGCGGTCATGCTTGCCTCAACTGGATTGGCTCGGGTGCTTCGTCGCCCCACGCATCCCAGCCGGCCCGTGCACGTCGCGCGAAGAGTTCCAGCCGAGGGCCCGGCGAGATCGATTCCACGAGCTGATAGGACTCTTCCGGCTTGGTGCTATGCCGCGTCGGTGTGGGTGCGAAGAGCACGGTAGGCCGGTAACGAGCGAGCGGGAAGAGACACTTCGAGCGATAACCGAACAGGAGGGTTTGCGTGCGATGGACGAAGTAGTTTCCGATGCCGCTGGGCTTGATCCATGTGACCGGAGCCAGGTACGTGAACCCCCAGCCCGCCATGAGATCGAACCCGGCCCCGAGGAACTGATTCGTGGTCCAGAGCCAGAGGTGCGCCCCCTCGGCCGCGAGCGATGCGACCGGCAAGGCCGCGACTTGTGCAAGCGTCATCGTGGGATAGGCGAGCGAGCCCGGCCGCTTGTTCTTGTGCGACTTACCCTTGGTGTAAGTGTTGACCAAAGAAAGCGCCCACGGCGGATCAATCAGGATGGTGCGATACCTCATACGATCGCCACCGGGGGCGGGACATCGATCGCCAGATCCTCATGCACGCCCTGCACCGCATACGCCTCGCCATACAATGAGGCGTCGAAGTGGGCCTCGGTGTACCACGCGAAACCGTTCATGCCCCAGCTCGGCCCCCAGGATCCGCAATGCTTGACCATCCAGCCGTGTTGCTTGCTCTTCACGAGCCCGCCGCCCAGGAAGATCGCGTGATTCGCCCGGCCCTTGACGAGGCCCGGCACGCCCTCGGCATCGACCTGCATCCAGGGCTGGCCCACGCACACGCTGCCGGCGACCGCCCGGCGGCGCGCGACCGCCGAGACGACCTGCGCCCAGGTCGTGAATTGCTCGGAGAGCTCAAAGCGGAACCGGCTCGCCTCCCGGGCCAGGTCCTGGGCTGGCGTCCCCACCGGCGGCACGCCCAGTTGCTCGATCCGCAGGCTGGCCTCGATCAGGTTCGTTCCCACGTTCGCGCCGCCGGTCACAGTCAAATAGGGCCAGAGAGGATCGAGCGCAATGTGTGATTGACCAGATTGATAACGGCCATACATCAGCGCCTGCGTTGATGCGTAATAGGTGCATGCGTTCCATGCCCCCTGATCGAGGACGGTGAGGCAAACGGGCCAGTCGTCATATTCCACCAGGGCCGTCTCGGGGATCACCTGGCCCTTGGTCACCGGGATCGCCGCCAGCAGCCCGGGGCATTCGATCGCCGATGGCACCAGGCCCAGGACTCGGGTCCGACCGTCGGGGGTCCAGACGAATTGCTGGCTCATCGTGCAAGATCCGGAGTTTGCCGCAGGTTGTATTCAACGATCGCCGCGACAAAGAGATCCCTTTCGACAAAGCGAATGCGCGTGTAGCCGATACGATCGGCAATCTTGCGCTCCCCCAAAATGATCTCGTTGGCGCTACCCCAGATTGGACGCCAATTCAGGGCAGTAACTTCCTCCGGAGCGGAGTCGAAGTGAAGCGACCTTTGCCCCGCGATTCCGTCGTTGCTTCCGCGTCCAGCGGGACGGTCGATCAGGTCCAGTCTTCCCGATCCGTCCTCATTGATAATGACGGTCTTCACAACCGCATCAATGCTCATAGGCCCCGAAACCCCTTGACCCAGCTCACCACCGACTCCGCCGACGCCGGCGCCTTCATCTGGTCGATGATCGGCGCCCCGGTCGGCCCGTCCTCTTGCAAGAACAAAATCGGCAAGTCGGCCGGCTTGAAATAGCGATCGAACCCGAGGGTTGCCAGTTGACTCTGCCCTTCAGTGTACGATCGGTACGTGGCGTCGAGGTCCGACCAGGTCACCGCCGCGAGCTGCTGCCTGACCGCGGCCGAGGCCGGGCTCGGATACCTGGGCTCGACGTAGGAAATGGTGAAATGCCCCGCATGGACCGGGGCGGATGGCGCGACCGGAGCTGGCGGCGGGGCGGGTGCCGGCGGGGCGGGTACCGGAGCCGCTGCCGGCGGGCAGGTCGGCGCCATTGGCACCGATCGATAGTAATAGGCGGCCGAGCCCCAGCCGATTAAGAGCCATAGCGCCGCAGTGGCGACCGCGTCCTTGACCTTCCGCCAGACTACGACCTGATCAGCCTGCACGGACGGACTCGCCGAGCTGGGTGACGATCAAACGGCGGGCCAGCACGGGCTGCTCCTCGCCGTCGTCGTCGGTCGTCGTCAGCCCCGTCTCGTGGTAGGTGAGCATGACGGTGAGCGGCCCGGGCTCGACGCGCGCCGGCCCGCCCATGCGGGCCATGAGCGACCGCCGCTGCTTGCCCAGCAGGCCGGAGGCTTGCTGCAATTGACGCTCAAGCCGCTGATACTGTGCCAGCTCGGCCTGCGTGATCGGGTAAGCGGCCGGCTCGTCTTTGTTTCCGCGTGACATGGTCGGGCCTGGGCCTGGAGGTCGGCGGGTCGGGTTTGGGATCGGTCAGGGGAAACCGCTCGAGGGCCGGGTGATCGTCCCGGCCCGACTGGTGGCAGACGGCACAACACATGACCGAACCATCGGCTATCGGCACCTGGTCGTGATGGCAGGTGCTGATGGGGAAGAGACCATTGATCGGGAAGAACAGCACCAGGCCCGGCGGGCGGAGCAACCGCAACGATTCAGCAAAGGCGACACATTCCGCCTTGGCGGTGGCCAGGTTGAGCTGCACGCATCGCACCGAACAGCCGGCCCCCCGGGCGATCTCCCGGGTGCTCATCCCGCCCTCGGCCAGGTGCAGCCAGTCGAACCGCCTTCGCTCGCGCACGATCGCCTCATTGATTGATGGAGGATACGTCGGGTTTTCCTTGCAATCCGGCCCGGCAATCGCAACCCCTTCATGCCCGCCGACTTGCACGGATAATCACGCGCAAATCTCGGCTTGCCGCCCGCCCGAGAAAAAGACCGCCGCCAGCTTGCGGACGGCCCGCCCTTCCATGAGCCGGACGCCCTCCCTGGTCATGTCGAGTTCGCCGGCGAGACGATCGAGCGTCCGCCGCTCGTGGCCGCCCAGCCCGTATCGATAAACGATCACATAACTGTAAACCGGGTTGATGAGGGCCAGGGCCGACCAGATACGCCCCAGGTCCTCATGGTCGACCATCGCCTCGAGCGGCAGGGGCGCCCGATCTGCGGGCGCGGTCCGGTCATCCCCGATCTCGCCGTCCTGGCCCAGGCTCATCGTGCGCGCCATCGCGCCTAGGGCCCCGGCACGGCGGAACTCGCGCTGGAGGTGGATCGGGACATGCACGGTCCGGTCGAGCATGATCCAATCACATATACGATTGTGGATGGCTTTGCAGGCATAGGTCGAGAACCGGACCCCGCGATATTCGGGGTTGTACAGTCGGGACGCCTCGACCAGGGCGAGCATCCCCTCGCCGAAAGCGTCCTCCCGATCGAGCCGCGGGCAGCGCTCGCAGTACCAGCCCACCGCCGCGCCGACCAGGCCGAGATTGCGCAAGGTGAGCGTCTGCGCCGCGAGCGTGGCGTCGGCCTCGTCCGATCCGTGGACGCGGTGAGCCAGGCTTCGCTCCTCGGCCGCGGTGAGGAGCCGCTGGGATATTCCGTCCTGATGCATCGCGGAGACTCGCGCAACCCGGTTCCGCCCTGCGTCTTCGCCCGGGTAAGTCTAGCGCGGGGAGAGGGAGTTGCGGCCGAATTCTGAAGAACCGATCAGAAACGATGAAACATGCGAAACAGGAACTACCGTAATTGAGGGGGTTTGCGTGCGGGGTGACCCGGAACACTCCCGTTGAATTCCCCGCAGTGGAAGCCGGGCAACATCGCGTTGCCCGCATGAAACACAGGGAAGAGCTGCGATTGAAGGGGTATCCAACTCCGAATACAATCCTACGTTATGTTCTGAGTTCGCCATTCCCTTTGTCGCGTACCCCCCGAAAACACCGTGAAACAGAGAGGTTCCATGAGCGCCAACGTCAAGAAAACTCAGCGCACAATCTCGGAGGATGGCTGGCCCCGATCGGTCGACCGATTCATCAATTTTCTGCGCACTTCGGAACGTTCCCCGCATACCCTTCACCATTATCGCGAAGACCTGGCCGCCTTCGCCGAGTGGTGGGCATCTCATTCGGTCGACACATTGCATGCAACCGCCATCACCACCTTCGACATTCAAGCCTGGCGGGATGATCTCAGGAATACGCCGCTGCCCTCGGGCAGACGTCGCAAGCCGACGACGGTCAACACCAAGGTCGCCGCCCTGCGGTCGTTTCTGCACTGGGCCGAGTATGCCAAGGTCATCAAGGAAGTCCCCAGGCTACCCCGCAAGGAGAAGCCCGGCCGGCGCATGGTCCGGTGGCTCGATCGCAAGCAATTGCACCAGCTCCTCCGTCGGGCCGCGGCGCGACCCAGGGACCTGGCCATCATCCAGATCCTCCTGGAAACCGGCCTTCGAGTGGCCGAGCTCATCGACCTGAGATGGTTTGATATCGAGATGTCCCCACGCAAGGGATGGCTCAACGTGCGCGCCGGTAAGGGGCGCAAGCCACGCAGGATTCCGCTCAGCAGGATTGCCAGGGAATCTTTCGAGGTCCTCGGCCATGCGAAATACCGAGACAGCGAGGGCCCCGTGTTCCACGGTCAGCGCGGACCGCTCAAGATCCGCGGTGTCCAGCAAGTCCTGGCCAATTACGAGAGTGCACGGATCGGCCTCGCCAATTTGACCCCGCACATGCTCCGCCACACGTTCGCCATCACACTCAGGGATAGGGGCGTACCCTGGCCGACGATCGCCGCCTTGATGGGCCATGAGTCCGTGAAGACGACAATGGATAACTACGGCGTCGCCAGCGAGCGCGACATGGAAGCCGCCCTGGGCGTCGACCAGGAGGAGGATTGAATGCCAGGCTTCAGCAAGAATTGGGATTACAACTTTCGATGGGTCAGATTCGCACATAAGCTCAAGGAGTCCCGCGACTTCCTCAAGACGATCGAGACCAGGGAGCTTCCGTCCCTGCCCATCGATCGAGAGGGGTTTGCTTCGGAGCTTCCCGGTATTCCCGCCGTCTACTTTGTATGCAAGGTAGGCGAACGGAAACCGCTCTACATTGGCCGGACACAGAATCTGAGGGCACGCTGGACTCTCGCCGTGGAATTCGGCGAGCGGTTGCCCAGGAACGACCACCATCAGCTCAAGAGGGCTCTCAGGTGTAAGGACATCGAACTGCGGTGGATGAAGACCCCCAAAGAGCATTTGCTCATCGTCGAGATTCTGCTTATTCAGATCTATAAGCCGAAGTGGAATATCCAGGGCAAGGGCAAGGCGCCTCGAGCTGGCCCCACCATGCCCGGTTAATCGTGTCTGGCTACTCCCCTGCCCCGGTGTAGGGGCCTCGACTCGCCCGCGCCACCCGAACGACGCGCAGGGTCGAGGCCCGCAGAGTCTACTCGTCCCCTTCCCCTTCCCCAGTCTCCTCGCTGGCCAGCTCGCGGAGTTTCTTATCGAGCGGATGCCGGGAAAGGCCCTTGTTGAGCAGCTCGACCGCGAACGCGGAACGATCCCGCCCCTCCTTGGCCGCGATCGAGGTCAGCCGCCAGTGCAAGCCCGCGGGCAGGTGCAGGCTCGTCTTGACCAGCTCCTTGCTCGCCCGCTCGCTCGCGCCTTGAGTTTTCGTCGCTGCCATCGCAAGCACTCCCTCGGGTACGCGATCGGTTTTCGCCCTTGCTCCCCTTATCGGCCCGCCGCCGACTCCTCCTTGATCTCCTCGAGGTATTGGAGGCAATTCCCCAGCACTGACCGATGGGGCAGGGGCCGCCCCATGAACGCCGCGACGATGCGGTCGACCAGCTCCCTCGGTACGTACCGGATCATCGGCCCCCCGATCGAGAGGTGATAGAAGGCCCGGGTCGGCAGCGTGGTCCGGGTGAACTGGATGCGAATCTCGACGCCGCCAATCACGATGACCCGATGCGGAATGTCCCGAGCCCGCTGCACGATCTCGGCCATGCTCATGGTCGTCATCGCAGCCGCATCCAGCGTGGACGCATCCGCCTCCCGGCGCAGGTCCGCGGCAAGGTCCCGGAGCGTATCGGCGTCCATCAACCACCCCCAAGAATTTTCCCAGAATCCACATTGAGGCTATTGACTCGCGACCACATTGAGGCTATTATAGAAGTAGAGAGATGAGAACGACACCCCAACCGGAGCCGAGACGATGGCCGCCAAAGAGATCAAAAAGCTGACCGCCGTAAGCGACCTGACCGCCGAAATCGCCGCCGCCGTGAAGAAAGCTGGCGAGAGCATGAGCACCGAGTCAATCGTGGCGATCCTGGACCAGATCAAGACGCTGATCGAAGAAGAGTGAGACCCACCCCGGCCACGGACGGCCTTTCTTTTCCCCCTGACCCCAAACCGAAAGGAACGAATGATAAACGATCAAAAATGTTTCCTGCGATCAGAAGACAACCGGACATGGAAGGCGATCGAGTTCAACGATGCCAAGCGAAAGCTCGCTTTAGCCTACAAGGATGTCAACCTCGTTATGCGTGCGATGATCGAAAACGGCCAGACCGTCAGAACTAATTTTGCGTTTTACAAATTCGACGTGGAGCCCCGCTGATGCCCCGCAAACCCGCCCCGCCGGCCCTCTTCGCCGGCCCCTACAACCCCCCCGCCTGCGCGATCGGCTCGAGCCTGACCTGCAAGCGGTTCGGCCGGCAGGCCGTCGCCGGCTTCACCGCGGCCCCGATCCCCTGGCCGTATGCGGCCAGGCAGGGCGGCAACCCCCCGCTCATCCTCTGCGGCGACCTGGTCGAGGCGATCGAGACCGAGACCGCCGCGGCCGTCGCCTTCCACTGGGGCGTGAGCCGCTTCACCGTCCACAACTGGCGCCAGGTCCTGGGCGTCGGTCGCTACACCGAGGGCACCCGCCGCCGATGGCAGGAGCTGGCCCCGACCAAGCTCACCCGCGATGTCAACCGCAAGGCCCAGGCGGCGAGCGTCGTCGCCCGGCGGAACAACAAGACCACTGACCACTGACCCACCCCAACCACGAAACGAGACCCATTGATGACTGTATTCGCAACGCTCCTCACGCTCTCCATGACGGGTCAACTCATCACCCGATCGATGCCGCCGAAAGAGGGAGATCTGATCGCGCTCATAAACAACCAAACGATCTCAGGATGGAGCGATCCGCACCTGGTCGGCCAGGCCACTGATCGCTCGGTTCCCAACGGCACGCTCGGCACGTTCGTAAGCAGGTCGCTCACACGCGCAGGCCGGATCGCCAGAGCGCAACCTTACTCGAACCCGGCGCTAACGATCGGCAGCGCAGAGGCCGCGAGAGCGATGATGAGGAGCAAGTATCCCCAGTTAACCCCGCCCTCCTTTTACGACACCGTCCGCCTGGCGGGAACGAATCAGTCTTTCACGTGCTACAACGGCCCGGTCTGGCTCATCACGAACCTCGAGGGCGCCAGGACGGCCTATCGTGACGCCGCGAGCCAGCTCGCCAGGCAGAAAGCCAAGCCTCGCCCCCCCGGTAACAAGAAACACTCCTCGGCCCTCGCCGCCCGCGACATGGCCAAACTTCAGAAGGAGATCATGGCGCGGTACAGTGTCAATCAGAGCGAGCTGGACGCCCTGATCGCTTGCGGCCAGGCGAACCAGTGGGACGACGGAACCGCCAGGCCGGTGAAGAAAGGCGGTGAGTGACGATGAACCCCGCCAGACAACGAGCCCTCGACCTCCGCCGCCTGCCTCGTGACGCGACTCTGAACTTTGACGCAATGACCGCGTGCGACTGCGGCTGCGACCTGCCCGCCCGTTTCGAGTTCACGATCCGCCAATTCACGATCTGTATCTCGGATGTGAAACAGGTTGATGCGTTGATCGAAGAAATGCGGGTGGGCCGGGAGAAACTGTGGGGCAAGCCATGACCGAAGACGACGAACTCACGCCCGAGGAGCTCCGCAATCCCGCCACGCGACTGCGGCTCGAGGCCCTGAAAATCCTGGTGCTCAGGCTGGCCGAGGAGGCCGGCGAGAGTGGCATCAGTTACGCCGAGTTGCAGCGAAAACTCGGCATCGAAGGCAAGCCGTGACTAACGATCCCATCTACACCATCCGCCACGCCTTCGTAACCAGGAGCCAGGCCCATGAGCGTTAGAGAGAACAAAGTGCTGGCCCCGCCGTGGCAGGTCATCGCCTCGGTCCTCAGAGACCTAGGGGTCTCGCCAGCCACTGCGGAGGGGATGGCCGTAGCGATCACACACCGGATCATCCGGGAGTACCTGGCGCCCGAGTGTCCGCCGCTTTTGCTGTGGTCGCAGGACGGCCAGCTCGCCTGGAAACACGCAGGCCAGGAAGCGCGCCGGTGACCAACGGCCCCGTCTACACCCTGCGCCACGCCTTCGAGGCCGACCCGATCGCCTCATGCTTCGGCCTCGACGGCCTGCGCGAAACCATACCCCTCCTCGACCCCGGCCTCTACATGATCCGCATCGACTGGTGCGAGGTCGGCACCGCCCTGCGCCACGAGGGCGGCGACTGGCTGATCGAGCTCATGGACGGCACCCGGGCAGGGCCGGGATACGTGATCGTCTATGGTGTATAGCCGCGGCTTAGACGGTTCTATACACTGTACAGACTAGCTAATCTAAGCAAACTGGTGATGATAGGCAACATATAGCCGGGTACAATATGCGTCTCCCCCATCCCCTCTGGAGGCACCAATGGCCCGGCAATCCGCAAAGGCCAAACTGCCCGCGGGCAGACGCAAGCAAAAATTCATGGTCACGCTCGACCCCGGCACGGTGAAGGTGCTCGAGCGGATCGTCGCCAATCACCCCGAGATCGAGGGCAAATCAGGTGCGATCCGTTACCTGGCCCATCACCACAAGACCGCAAGCTCGGTGAAGGATGTGACGCCGTAACTTCATGATGTTGCAGGTGATATGTACAGTGTACAGACGAAAAAAGCAGTCATGCAAGGGAGAGATGCTGACTTGCAGAGTCGCGGTTCTCGGCATAATCTGGGAACCGACCAGACAATCAAGAAATCAACCGAACCACGGAGGCATGCACGCAGACTTCGCCCGGGGCGACACGAATCGGCCCGGGACGAGGCGCAGACCACGTAGCTGAAACACCATAATCACCGCCGTTGCAGGGGCTCGGTTTCGTCGCCCATCCCCTCATTGGCCTTCCAGGACATTTCCAGGACAGATACTCATGGCGTCCAGTTTTCGCGGGCAACGCCCCGCCACGGCCGATCGAACGGCAGCGCTGAATCGCGCCGCTGCCGAATCGTACCGTGACAGTCTAAGACAATCCAGCCCGCCCGTCCGTCCCACTTCCAGGGACGGGCGCGGAATTTCGCCCCGCGACTGGCCCAGCTCGTTCGAGTACGAGGGCCAGCTCTACAAAACCGACCAGGTCTGGACCCTGACCGAGGAGATCGGGGGGGACCATGCCTAAGCCCTTCCCGGCCGCCCAGCTCGAGGCCAGCATTCTTCGGTACCTGCTCACCCAGGGCCAGCCGTGCGACTTCACGGAGATCCGCTTCGGGGCCGAGGGCCTCGGCAGCGTGCCCCGCCGCCACCTCTGGGCGGCGATCCGGGCGCTGATCGAGCGGTGCCAGGTGTCCTACGCCTACCGCGTGGAGCGGACAGTCTACGAGGGATTCGAGCAGACGCTGACCTTCCCGGTCTTCTGGGTCAACCGCGACAACATCGTTCGCGACCAGCCCGCCACCGCGCCGAGGTCGGCCTGGTGGCCTTCGTTCCTCGCGCCGCTGGGCGGAGAGGGGGTGCATCCATGAGCCGCCTCCATGTCAGCGGACCGTCACTCTTCCAGCCGGGAGGGTTGAGCTACTTCAAGGTCCCGCACAAGTACCGCAAGGTCATCAAAGGAGCTGCCCTCGAGGTACTCGCAGCACTGGACGCCTTCTGTCTCAAGAAAACCGTGGTCGTCATCTCGGACGCTGTGATTGCACGCTTTCTTGATCGCTCCATTCGCTACGTTCAGCGCGGTCTCAAGAGACTGGAAAAACACCAGTTGATCTGGCGGTTTACCGAGTGGGCTGAAGGGGTGAAATGTCGAACAATTCACATCCTTGAGAGCCTCATCGAGTCCGACGCGGAACGACGGAACCGCGAACGGCGAGAGAAGTTAGCTACTAAAAATTTTGGCCCAGGTATGGTCAAAAATGACCATACCTTCGGGTCGACTTCGTCTATTGCCCCTTCTTTCGAAGGGGAACAAAGTAAAGACAAACAAGCGCCGGGTGGCGGCGAGTCGGATGGGACCGACCCGCCCCCCGGCTTGGGGAGCGGAGCGACCGCGTCTGAGGCCGCCGCCGACCCCCAGGCGGAGGCCCAGGCCGCCGCCGATCCGCTGGCCGTGATGCTCGCCGCCGCGGCCGAGGTCGCCCCGGTCGAGCCCCCGTCGTCGCCCAGGCCGTCCCCAGAGACGCCCGCGGCCCGCAAGCCCGTTGCTGAGACCCTGGCCGAGCGCAAGGCCCGTGCGGAGCCACTGGCGCGGGCCGGTGACCGGGTCGCGATTGCCGAGCTGGCTGAGATCGAGCGGGCGGAACAAGCCGCCTTGCCGCGTGATCCAGCACCGCCCAGGGTGGCCCCACCGCCCCCGATCGAGCGGCCCCGCTCCGACCCGCCGCGGGCTTCGCCGCTGGCCCTGGTCCGGTCGTTCATCGCCTGGCTGCGCCGGAAGCGCGAATGAGCCGGAAAGGAGGGCTTCCCGTATCCGCAGGGGTCGATGCTGGCACCGGCGCACGGGGTGCGCGCAAAACCGGCCGTCGGGATTCGGTTTTCGTCGCCCATCCCGACGACCGGCGGACAGGTACTCGGCGTGTAGTAATTGTACACCATAGGTTACCCCGATGACCAAAAACCACACACCGCGTCACTGCATGCTTCCAAACGCGCCCGGCAGGACTCGAACCTGCAACCTTCGGATTCGAAGGAAGCAGGTTGCACCGGACAGCCATGCGCGGCGTAGGAGGACCAGGGTCCTCCTGGGCCTGTTGCCTCCGGTTGGACGAGGGGGCGCGCATGTCAATGGCCTGGTCGCGGTTCACCGAGGATGTCCTGGCGCTATATCTTCCGCCGATTCGCAGGCTTGCCACGTATCGCAAGATGCGGCAGGTGCTGGGGGAGTTTGCGCAGTTTTGCCCCACCACCGCGGACCTGACCCCGGCGGTCATCGCCGGCTGGCTCCAGCTCCACCCCGGGCGCCGGCCCGAGACGACGCTGGCACTCTTGCGTACGCTCGCAGCCGCGTGCAGCTACGGGGTGCTCATCTCGGCCCTCGAGGCGAACCCCTTCGCCTGGCGGAAGCCGACCGCCTGGGTCGACTGGGACGTGCCCGAGCTCGAGCCCCCGGTGCATTCCTCGGCGGAGATGGCCAGAGTGCTTGCCCTCGCCGCCCAGGAGGCCGCTGGCGGGTCGTGGCAGGCGGGCAGGCTGCAAGCGGTGGTTTGCACCCTGGCGTACACCGGCGCCCGCAAGCGAGAGGTCCTGGGCCTGCGGCTCGAGGACGTGGACCTACTCGGCGGCTCGATCGCGATCAGGACCAATCGACGGCGGGGGCTGAAGACAAGATCGAGCTCGGCGAACTTGCCCGTTCCGAGCGAATTGGGCAAGGTCCTGGCGGCGTGGATCCCGCTGACCGGGTGCGAGTGGCTCTTTCCCGGTGCCCAGCGTCTGGGCCCCTGGCTCGAGGGCCCCCCAGGGCACAAGGCCATCGATGCGGTCAAGGCCCTCGGTCGGCGCGCCGGCGTCCCTGGCCTGACCATCGCCAGCTTCCGCCACACGTTCGCCAGCCTCTCGGAGTCGTGGGGCATAGGAGAAACCGCACTCGCTCGCCTTTTGCGACACAGTAATCCGCGGACCCAGAAATTTTATCGCCACGAGCTGCCGGAGGTCCTCCGGGAGGCCGGGGCGAAGGTCCGATTCGAGTGATTCAATGACTGATCATCGACACACCTTTACGCGATTCGTTGACGACTTGCCCGAGGGGCAAATCGCCGAGATTTACCGCAGGGGCAACGACATGGTCGTCGAGACAGTGCCTGCCAAGGACCTGGCGATGCAGCTTGCGGCCGATGACACCGTGCATACGCTGGTCTGGCAGGTAACCAGGATCGGCACCCTGCGTTTCGTGACCATGCTCGAGCATCTACATTATCCGCCGGCTGATCGAGCTCGCGCCGAACGGTTCCGCATGCGGATCTGCAAATGGCAGGGCATAGAGTGGGAGCTATCGACCTACCCGGCCGCCGATGGCACCGTCGTCGACGCGCTCATCATGGAGTGCCAGCTCCGCAAGGCCAACGGCGTGCCCACTCGGCTTTTCAAACAGGCAGGCGGCGGGCAAATCATAATGATCGGCGTCATCCACCGGGATCATCCCCTCGAACCCGGTTGCGAGCGGTTCCCGATCTTCAATCCGCGGGTCTGGACGCTCGAAAACGCTGCCGCCTCGCCCGTCTACAGCAGCGCGAACGCGGGTCGATTGCTCGCCGAGAAGGAGCTGACGGATGTCCGGCGGTTCCTGGAGGAACGGGGGGTCAAGGGCCGATGACCAAACTCCACGGCAACGCCGTCCCCGAGGCCGAGTTCCGGGCCCGCATCCTGCGTGCGGTGGCGACCCTCAAGCTCGAGGGCCGCCCCGTGACGTTCGCTACCCTGCGCTCGGTCGGCATGCGCGGCAGCGATCGGCGAGTGAGGGAGACCGTCGAGGCGATGCGCCGGGCGGGAGAGATCGATGGGTTGACGCTGGTCGCCCGGCCCCGAGACCTCGTGCCCGATCTTGACGACATGCGCGAGCGGCGGGCCATCACTGACCGGGCTGATCAGCAAGCCGCCGCCCGGCAGCGGTCGGCGGAGTGGGTGGCCGAGCATCGGGCCAGGTGGGCGCGGATACGGCGGATCGGGGAACCACGAAATACACGGAATACACGAAACGGGGGAGCCATTGAACTAACCGTGGCGCAAAAAAAATGACGATCACTCGCCTCAAGCCCACCAAGTGCCCGGCGTGCGGATACGAGATAGATGGTGCCACAGGTGTTGAGAAGGGAACGACACCCAGGCCCGGAGACATCAGCCTCTGCGTCTACTGTGGCGCTATCAGCATATACACTCGGGGTATGGGGATTCGGAGCGCGACAGCCTTTGAAGAATCGAGGCTGCTTGCATCGAAGATCGGCCCCAAACTGCTCTGGGCAAGAGCCGAAATCCGTAAGGCCGGGCCGCTCCGCGCAAAATAAAACCCCCCCAGGAACAACCTGGGGGGGCTCGACGAGTTAGTGACGATCAACCGGGTTCAAGCACTGTGTCCCCAGTCTATCAGCGCGGCGGAACCGGGGGAACCGATTCGCTCGGCTTGGAGGCGCCGAGCTGCGGCGACTGGGCCGGCGGTTGCGGGGCCTGGTACTGGCCGCCCTGCGGCGATCCGTAGGTCTGCTGGGGCGGGTTCTTCTGCGGCGGAGCTGGTGCCCCGTACTGTTGCGGCGGGGCCTGATACTGCGGCGTAGCCTGGTAGGTCGGCTGGGCGACCTGGTAGACGGCCTGCTGGACCACCGGCTGGCTCATCTGGAGGTAGACGGTCTGCTGCACCGGGGCTTGTGCGGCCATCGTCACCGGCTGCACCCGCGGCCACGAGTGCTTCTCGAGCTTGCGGCCGATGTGCCCCATCATCAGCCCGAACGGGCCAGGCTGGATCACCTGCCCGGCGCCGAGCATGACGACCTGGGGCGCGGCAAACGTGACGGGTGCGGCATAGGTGACCGGCGCCGAATACTGCTGCGGCGCGCCATACTGCGGGGCCTGCGGGGTGGGATACTGCCCGGCCAGGGCCAGGGCGAGGACGAGCGGGGTCATGGGTTTGCTCCGAGTTGCGGGTGGTCGGAAGGCTGGTGGTCGGTGGCCAGCGTGTTTAGTACAGGTTGGCCACCGACCCCCCTCCACCGACCACCATGAGATTATGTCGGACGATTCGGCCCCGTGCCTTCAAACTGGGAAAATTGCCGTGAGACAGCTAAGAGACATGACCGAACCCGAGATGCGCCAGTATTTCAACGACCTGGCTGAGGCCACCGAATCGGTCCTGCCCGGCGGGCCAAGCAATAGGGGCAGGGCGCTTTTCGTGCTGCTTGTTTTCGATGACCCGGGCCTGGCCCAATATGTCTCGAACTGCTCCCGAGAGAATATGGTGCAGGCGCTTCGCGAGACGGCCGATCGGCTCGAAGGCCGCGAGGACGTGACGCGATAGGAGCGTTCAAGCCTTGTCGACCGGCAGGTCCCGTCTCATGATCCGTGCGACCCGCTCGGAGATCGCTACCATGGCCTTCTCGGCACCAAACCGGACCCGGTTGGATTCACCCTCGGTCGTCATGTCGCGGAGCTTGTCGACGACATTTTCCAGGGTGCGCAGGATCAAAATATCCTGCTTATCGA